TCATGCGACGTCGATCCAGTCTAAGCCTCGACCATCCTTGTACATATCGGTCATCGCCGCGCTGCGATGCCCCAGCAGTTTCTGAGGGTCCCGACCTTCAGCTGCATGGAGTCGAGCAGCCAAGGAGCGCATTTCGTGGAAGCTGGGCGGATGCTCCCCCAGGTCAATCCCGAGCGCTGCTGCACCAATATCTCTGGCTTGAGCGAATGCAAGAGTCAGCGTCTTCAAATTGACTGGGCTGCCAGCCTTTGCAACGGATACCGTCTTGTTGTGGTGCACCAAGCTCTTTGAAAGCGCTCTGTCCCGGCAGAGCTTAATCACCCCTGACAGGTCCAGGCCAATCGAGTCGAGCCTGAGATCTGTGCTGAGTCTCAGGCGAGCCCCTGTCTTTGACTGGATTACGTGAAGAAATCCGTCATGGACATCCTTGAATAGCATTGAGGCGATATCGTCTCGCCGCTGGCCGGTGATCACCGCAAGCTCCATGGCCCGCTTCAACCAGGGCCTGTCTGTTGCAGCATGGGCGGCCTTCCAAAGCTCTAAGCTGAGGCGTCCGCGTTTGACCTTCGACCGTGCTGCCTTTGTTGCATCAACCGGGTTATGGTCGATCCATCCGGCGGCAATAGCTTCAGTGAAGGCATCACGAAGCAGGGAGCGCATTGCTTTGGACATCGGCGCCTTGTCGGCCTTTGTGAAAGTGGCCAGGTAAGTGGCAATCTCCATCGTCCTGATGCTTTTGATGTATTTGTCACCGAAAGCATCCTTGATTGTCCTGAGCCTGCTCGCAAAGGTTCGAACAGTATGTACGCTCAGGCCTCTGTCCCGATAGATAATCTCGTACTCCGCAAGCCACTCGGAAAACTTACGATTATCCGAGGCGGCAGGCTCCGCGAGACGCTCCCTCAGCGTTGGCTTTAGTTGCTCTGCATAGTTTGCCGATATCGCCTCTCTGATCGCCTCGTCCTTGTCCTGGCCCAGGCCGAACATACGGCCGCTCACCGGGTCGCGGTATGTGTAATACGTCTTGCCGTTGCGCTTGTCGGTTTTGCGGTAGAGATTGGGTGGAAGGTCTTTTGATCCAGCTTTACGCGGCCTGGGTACCATGGCGTGCACTCGCTATTCGGCTGATGAGGCTGTTGCCCCTCGGGATTCGTTCCGGCACCTGGGGCTCCTGGTAGCTGGCGTTCTGCTCGACGTAGTAACGGTTGCCGTGTTTGACCGGGGTAGGGCAGATTCGCCCGGCCCGGATCCAGGCACGAAGCGTGGCGGCGCTGGGCGGGGTCTTGTACTGCTCTGCCGCCCATTCTTCGAGAGTCATTTTAGGCATGGTTGTCTCCATGAGCCGCGCAGGCGGCGCATCGATTAATATTTATCAACATTGGCTTTACGCTTCGCGTGCATGCTGGTCAGCACGCGGAGCTGTTGCTCTGATGCGGCAAGTCGCCGACGGCCAGCCGCTTGCGCCGCCTCTTTACCGCTGAACACGCTTGGTTGCTGGTAGCGAATGCCTGTAGCAGGGTCCAAATACCCGCTTGGGTCTTTGGCCAACTGCACTTTCTTGGCCTCTAAGGCCCGTGTCAGCACCCAGGCGCTGAAGGTAGTCGTCGTTTCCAATTTGGATTCCTCTGCTTGCTGAATGAGTGCCACGCATGGCGGCGAAAAGGTTACGCCGTGGCTTTGGCTAGTGCGGCGTCGGCAATCTTCATGGCGGCCTGTGCGTGATCCACGTACGCGGGATCAAAGCCGCCAGCCAAGTGAATGACCGCCTGGCAAGCGCGGAGGTTTTCGCGAGTGATCTTCAGGGCCTCGACCAGGGCCTCTTTCTCAGCGCCCTCGGCTCGGCCGATGTCCCAGAATTGGCGGCCCCAATGTTCATCCGGCGGCGGGTTCGTGTTTTGCTTGCCGAACGCTAAAGCACCGGTGACGGAGTCGCACAGGTCCCGCTTGTAGAGGTTCGTGCCGTCGAGGTGCAGGACATGTCGCCGCAGCGCGCTGACAACATCGTCCGGGTTAGCGCCTTGGTCTTTCAGGACGATGTCCATTTCGGGACTACCTGGGGAGTAGATGACGAGCACTATCTTGGCTTCGGGCCAAAGCTTTTCGCTCAGCGCCACCAGCGTATCGTTAGCGGCCAGGTGAAATCGTTCGAGTGCAGACATAGGAATTCTCCGCCCGCCGCGTGTGTGCGGCAGGGTGAATGAGTGGGTGGGGGTTATTAGCGGGACAATGCGTGAGCTAAATGGCGGCTGTAGGTTGAAACGGCTCGCCAATACGCAGCCATCGGGCCTTTTCGGCGGCGCCAAGCATTTTCGGCTTCATCATTGGCCTGGTCGCGCAGCTCTCGAAATACTGCTTCGATTCGTGCTCGGTCTTCTGGAGGAAGAGCAAGCAGCGCCTTGCCCGCTGGAAGCTTCAGCAGCGGGTTCATGTATCCCATACAGCGGTCCTCGGATCCGGCTTCTGGAATAACGATCCTGGCTGCCCGGGTCCGCTCATGGCGTCACCGCCCGGCGGCCCCACCAGCAAACTGGGCCGTTTTCGCTGTCGTGAATGGCCAAGCAGAACCAGCCTTCGCCCTCTGGCCTGTCGGGTTCCCAGTAGCTGCAATCCGGGTCGCCCGCTTCGAAGTAGCGCTCAGATACCGCTTCGTCACTGTGGTACTCGAGTTCAACCATCATCACTTCCAGCCCCTGCTCCGCGATCCACGCTTTGCACTTCTCGCCGTCGCCCTCATCGAAATCAGGCATATCGGGGTGCTGGAACATCCCGTTTTCATCGCGCTTTACCGGCCAGTGCTTGATCAGCGGTATCCGGTCCAGGCGCTCAATCTCGGCCAAGATGAGCGCACCGGCTTTCACCAAGTCGCGACGCCGGTCAGAGCTTGGCTTGAATGTGTGCTGCCCCCAGGGCCATGCCGTGCTACCGCTTCCAGGCTTACCGGCCAGGCTGGCGTAGGTCGCTGCCGCCTCGGCAATTTCGCCGTGAATGTAAATGTCGTCGCGATACAGCGAATAGCCCTCTCCAGTAACCTGGCGCTGGCGCTCGGCGATCACATCGCGGGCTGCACGGTTCAGTTTCATTTCTTCAGGCATGACAAATCCTCGCCGCTGCTGCGGCTGACTTTGAATTGATTGGTTACCGACCGTCAGTAAGCGTGACGCTGGTCGGTGAGTATTTGAATGGAGAGAAAAAGCCAACTTCACTGAATAGCAAGGGCTGCCCGAGGACTGTTGGCAGCTCGTTACGCCTCAGGGAGCTACTATGGAAAGCATCGAGGAACGCGTATACGTTCACACGTTGATCGCAGTATTTAGCGCTGCGTTTGAACTGGGGTTTGATCCCTACGCACTTGCAGTACAGGCGAAAATGGATGTCGCGTTACGGGATCAGAAGGCGTTGAGGCCATTAGCGCCCGCCGCCGAGCAGATTATTAACGAGTCGTTGTTTGCGGCCAAAGTACTGCGCTGCTAGTTGTTATGGCTCGCCCATTCGGGAGAGTTTTCTGATGTACGAGCCGTTTTTTTTGCTGATTCTTTTTGTAATCGCGTTTTCTGCGACAGGTGTAACGGTGGTCCTGATGGTGTGGGGCGATGACTAGTCAGAATTCAGTCATCGCGCAGTGCTTCCGCCATCTCTTCCTGGATATGCTCGAGAATCTGCTCGTCTGCGGAGTCGTCCGCCACTTCGATCGACCACTGTTGATCGACGCGATCTCCTATGTTCAGGCTGAATTCAACGATCATGCTGCCTCCTGGGCTGGCGCCTCCATCAGCGTGATAGTTACCGGTCCTTCGCGCGTGTCTCCCGTCATCCGGCCATCCAGTTGCTCGATTTCCTGCTGGGTGAGGTTGCGCCACTTCGCGATAATGAAATCGCCCTTGAGGATGCCCGTGGGCTGGTTGCGGCAGGTGGACCCAAAGCTATAGCCGTGTTTCGTGAGCCACTGCTGGGCGGCGTAAAAGGCCTGGAACGTGCCGGCCTGCTCGAAGGTTTTGGTGAAGGCCGGTTGATTTGCTGGAGACATGATTCGTCCTCGCCTGGGTGGTGGCGTGATTCGTTGAAGTAGGGGAAAGGCAGGCCATCGCTGGCCCGCCCTCAAGCGTTAGCTGATGCAGCCGCCGAATTGGGCAATGACTACGACTACGAGAAGGGTGATAAAAAGGGCTGGCTTCATTTTGGGTATTCTTGATTGCAGAGGGATATTCCTCTGTTATCAATAGTGGGTAGGCACTGCTCCAAAAAAGGCCGTTTTTTGGAAGGAAGCGAAAATAAAGTCAATCTCCGCAAAAGCACTCGATGGCTTCGTCGTGCTCGGCAAACATGTCGATCTGAATGTTTGAATAGTCGAGCATCTGCTGGTAGCTGGGCCGGTCGAAACGGAACAGTGCGCCTTCACCGGTTGTTCCGTTACTCGACTTGGCATTTCGTTCCTGTCGAGCCCACCAATCGCCTTTGCGCTCTGGCTGCCCCTGATCACTTGCGATGATCGAATAGACCTGCTTAGCGCCCTTCAGGAAGCACAAATCGCAGTTGCCTTCGAGCGTCCTTCCGTTGATCGTCGGCAGCATCAAGTCAAAGGCCTGAGCCGCCCAGAAGTCAGTGACGTCTTGAACGCCGACCCCGGCGTCAGCCAAGGGCATGATCATTGTGGCGTGCTTACTTTCGCTGGTACTGCCCCTGTTGCGGATCTTTGCAACCCGGCGGGGCTCATCAGCGCGAATGCCGGTCATCATGCCCACCGGCTCATCCTCGGTCGAAAGGCCCATGCTGCGCAGGTATTTGTGGATGATCCGGATTTTCAGGTCGATGGTGCAGAACCTGGTGACGGGGTTCGGTAGATAGCTGCGCTTCTTTATCAGCGCCTCGAATGGTTCGCCCGCACGGCTGGCGCTGGCGAAATCGACTACAGCAAACCCTGCATCGTCATCGCGGAATTCAAGCCAAGTGATCGGCACTCCCCAGCGTTCGGCGCAGTCCTGCACAAAGTCAAGGGTGGCCGGATGTTCTTTGCCGGTATTAGCGAACAGCACTATCAGGTCTTCGTGGTTGCCGTTCCAGTCGAGCACTTGGCGCAGCATGTAGGCGCTGCTGCGGCCGCCGGAAAAACTCACGACGGTCTTGCCGCTCAGGGCATAGGGGTTCATCGGGCGTCCTCGCCTGGGTGGTGGCGTGATTCGTTAAGGTGGGGGTTGAATTAGAAGCCGTCGCCGCGATCCTTCCGGGCGGGCCTAGCTGCGTTGAGGGCTGATTTGTAACTGGCCTTGGCATCCTTTTTGGCCGTGCACCAATCGCCAGCGACCTCTACCGACTCACAGAGCTGCAGGTATTCTTGGCTATGAAAGCGGCTGACGTTGCGGCGCCTGTAGCGAACCATTCTGTATTCGCGATTTCCGCGTCCGCCGCGTTCCTGATATCTAGGCTGATTGATGCCAAGAAATTCGGGGAAGCTATCGTAGCCGCCGTCCGTATCCAGATAGGCGTCGAAGTTCGTTCGCTTGGGCGGGGGAGGCAGACTGGCAATGGCCACTCGCTTCCCATCCTCGGTTGACTGCCAGACGACTTCATCTGCGGGGCAGAAGGCCGGGGCCTTGGTGCTCACCATCAAGCCAGCACCGACCATCGCATCGAGGTCTGGCGCTTCGGGCGCGTCCACGGAGGTGCCGTAGAAGTTTCGATAGGGGTGGCGTCCACGCTCGCCCAGTTCAGGACGAAGGCCAAGCGTGTGCCACAGCAGCCCGACCTGGGCATCGGATATCTGGCCTTGGATCATCAGCTTTCTCCAGGGTGCGCGCCGCCCTCCATGAGGATGGTGGCAATTTGGTTTGTGAATGGGGAATGAGCAGTTAATAACGCTGGAACATCCTTTGGCGTTCGCCTATACATAGGACATCGCAGAGTGCACAACGAATGGGAGCATGAAAGACATGGCTGTTGACTTTGACAAAGCTGTCGCGAGAGCAAAGGCTGATTTTGATAAATTCACTCCCGAAGATCTTGCGCGCTGGAATGAAATTAATGAAGCAGAACATCATTCTCAGCACGAAAGTTTTATCGAAGGTTACAAAAAAGACTTTTGTTATCTATGTGAGAAAGACTTCAAAACGGTTAGCAAAGAGGATCCCTGCGTTCATTGGCTCCTGCGCAGGGGTAAGTTCAAAAATAAAGATATCACTCTGATCGCAAAAAAATTTGGGTATCACAATATTAGTTCTTACTTAAGATGGTGCGCCAACGCTGAGCGAATAGCTGCCAATATTAACGATTTGGTGGCTGAGGCTCCAGATGGGAAGGTACTTAGCTCCACTATAAAATGGAAAAATATAGAGTGGTCTTTTGATTGTTCGCCTAACGACTTTGTTGGTCACGGTTCAGGGCATTCAAATTTTCCGCATTATCATTTTCAGATGAGAATAGATGGTCGTCAGTTTATCAACTTCAATGACTACCATTTGCCTTTCAGTGATCAAGATCTATTTCAAATGAGGCTGGCAAAAGAACCAGGTATGCACTTTGATTTCGGCGCTCATGGATTCGGAATGCAGGACGCCATGAGCGTTGATCCTGCCGATATAGTGAATTACACGACGCCAACTGACGATGAGGCAGAATCGGTCTTCAATATACAAACAATGGTGATGGCTCCCAACAGGCCGATCAAGGGTGAAGAGATAATCGCTGCATTTGAAGAGAGCCAGAGAACCGGTAGAACCATGGCCTCGATTTTTATGGAAAGGTTTGAAGGGGCTGACGTATCCGTACAGTCTATCGTTAGCCCCTCCGAGAGCATCCCTAAAATAACTCCGAGAACCGAGCAAAAGCCGCGATAGCTCTTGAGCTAACTATTACCGTGGATCGAAAGCGCCCAGCGAGAGCTTCGCCGCACCCCCGATCTTGTCTTCCAGCACCGACTTGAACTCCTGCGCAATCGCCTCGCGCTGAACTTCTTCGCCGATCCAACGCAGCTTCAGCACCGGCACCGAGCCGCTGGTGATCACGGTTACGCGCAGGCGAATTTCCTGTTGGATCAAACCTTCGAACGGGACAACGTTGAACAGCAGTGCCGTGGGCAGCGTTTCCTTGCTCTTGGCTTCGATCTGGTCCATTGCGCTGCGGCTGGCGCTGGTATCGCCGACGGTGGTCTCCGACTCGCTGGTAGCTTTGACGGTGATGGTGCGGACCGCTGCGATGGCCTTGCTCAGCGACACAGGGTTGTCGTCGGCGTCGACCGGGGTCAGGTACTGGTGCCAGTCTTCGATCCAGTCGCTCAGGTCCTTCTGGCTCATCGGGCTACCGGCGATTTCTTGAACCGCCTTGTAACCGGCGGTGGCCTTCAGTTTCAGCACGGCGCGGTCATCGGCATGGCCAGGCTTTTCTGCATCACCGATGTTGAACAGTACGTTGCAGCTCATGCCGTCTTGGTCGATGAAGCCGCGCGCGCCCGCTGCTGCTCGGTCTGCAACGTAAACGCTGTAGTCCGCAAGGGAATGAGTGGCGAAGACGCCACGGAAGCGGCTGCGGCCTTCCTGGAACTTCTCTAGGTCCAGCACTTTTGCGCCTTCCGGGATGACGGCCGTAGGCGTGAACGTTGGCAGGGTCTTGCCTGCGGCGATCAGCGCGTTGTCGTTGACGAGCTGGAGTGCTTCTTTCGTGAAGGACATGTGTCAGGTCTCTATGGGGAGGGAGGTTGTTGCGGTGGATCAGGTGCGCGGCTTGATCGGCGTTTCGTTGCGCTCGAAGAGTTGCCCCGGGTGCGGAGCTTCAGCGAACAGCGTCACCTGGCCGCCTGTGCCGACATTCATCGGTGTGTCCAGCGCGGTGTTCTCGCTACGGGTACCGCGCTTGGTCGGCACCTTGAAGTCGAGCTTGTGCTTGATCTTGACCATGTGGGAGTCGCCGATCTGGCTGAAATCGAGCGTAACGACCAGCTTTCCGGCTTTGCCATGCTCGACAACGCCAGCGGCGACTTCGGAGATTGCGTAGCCGATCTGGCTGGCGAACGCGCCGCCGTTCAGCTCGTTCAGGAACTCGGTTGTATCGGTAGGTGTGGACATGGGGATTTCTCCGGCTTGGCCGCGAGGCCGCTGGGTGGGAGGGAGAGCTGGGTTTGTCGGCGACGGTGATTCGCCCGGGACGGTATGCGGCGCATTAATGCCCCGCTGCGATGGTGATTTTGTTTTCTTTGAGGATCAGCGCGACCGTGCTGGCGTTGAGCTTTAGCTCTTTCGCAATGCCTTTCTTCGCAATGCCTTTGTCTGCCAGCTCGCGGACCGCCGGGGCCATGCGATCACGTTTCGCCCGGAGCTTTTCGGTGTGGCCGGTGGCGCCGTAGAAAGGCGCCTCCTTGCTGGCGCCGGCGGGCACCTCGAGGATCTCTTTACCGCGATTGAGGAAAGCATCGATCTGCCGTTCCAGGTCGGCCTTGATCTGTTTGCGAATGTCCGCCTGGGGTACGCCGACGATCATCGCGAGGCACCGTATGCAGCGAATAGCACCAGACCAACGCCGATGACGGCCGTCCAGCGCAGCAGCTTGCGAGCGAACGGGACAGGCGCATTTACCGTCATGGCTTCGTCTTCCAGGCGCTGGGCGCAGTTGCAGGCAGTCATATGGCCAACGTGCAGGCCCTGGCGCTGGCCGGTGGTGCGATCAACGATGCTGAAGTGGTTGTCGCCGCGTGGCTCGACGATAAAACGAGGGGCTGGCGCCGGTGCCGGGCGGCCGATCCGGCTGTAAAAGTCGGCGGTGGCCAGGTTGCTGCGCTCGCGCAACCCATCCAGGATGGCGATGCGCTGACGGATAGTGTGGTTCATTGCTATTCCTTTTTTGGGCTGCGGTTATTCGTCAACACCCTGGCCGCCTGCTGTGAGCCGGTCAGGCGCAGGGGAGGGTGCTGACGGATAAGCGCGGGCAATAAAAAGCCCGGCGGACCGGGCTTTGTGCGTGGTGTACACCTCCGTACGTCACGCTTAAGCGAGCGCTGCATGAGGCAGGGCTGGCGGGCTGTCGCTTACATGGCTGCAAATCCTCTGGGGGTTGATAGACGCAATGCAGGTGGGCGGTTATAGGCCGCGGCTTCGTCCGCATCGGGGTGTGATCTGGCAGGTCTGTCTCACCCTCGGGGGTAGCTACTCCCCGATTAACAACCACGTCGCTGCACTTAGATGCTTCGTTACAGATCACACCCCGATGCGGCCTGGTGCTGGGGAGTACCAGGCGCTCGGGTCCGGGATTGCACCGGACTTCCACGTCACCATTACTTTTATATGGGGTTCATACGTGTAGTTCGCCCATTTCCGTAGGCTTTCGCCGAATAGGTGATGCGGATGGCCAGACGCTAACCTGGCTATCCTCAAAGGCTGACAAGGCCTTTCTCTCTGCGGTCGGTCATGGCCCCGATGGTTCCGCCAATCTCTCTTAGTCCGCCATCGATAAGCGCGGATACCATGCCTCCGGTCGTTCAGGTGCGCTCGGAGCTTCGTTGCGCTGCGTGTCTGCTTTCCACGCCGCATCCGCATCGGAGAGTGATCGAAACACCAGGGCGCTACCCCTGCTTGTTTCCCGCCGCGTTTCTAGTATTGGCCGGAGGCCCGGCTCAGGAGATTTACGGGGCTTTGCGATCCTAGCGCTGCAGCCCGCTTGGGCACGCTTCTATCACTCTCCGATGCGGCCTGGCGAACCAGGGATCGGGCTTTGTCGGCTGTGCTGCCGTGGCGCTGGTTGTTCAGTCGCTACTGCTGGAGCTGGACGAGCTGCTATCGCTCGATGAACAGCTCGAGCTGTCACTGCTGCTGCTGGAGCTGCTGTAACTGTCGCTGCTGCTGTACCCGCTACACGATGACCTGGTGGGCTCATCAGAGGCGCTGCTATATGCCAGCGGGTTCAGTGGGTTCAGCGGGTGAAGTGGGTTGCTGAGTCCGTTGTCGGTGTCTCGTCGATCCGACGTGGCAGCAGATCGCGGCGAGCTGCCACGGCGAATAGGTGGTGGGGATGCGGTCCGCGCCGGGGGCGTCGGCCTTGGCACCGGGGCCGCCGTGTGAGCCTTCGGCTTCTCCGGCTGTGGTTCGTGAATCGCTTCAGGTGGCTTGCGGCCGAATAGCCTGGCCATGAACTTGAACATTCTGTCGCCCTCGGTTGATTTCCCGTCTGGCCCTCTATGAAGGCCAACCGGCGAAATCAGTGAAAGCGCCTTGCTGGTATCGCCATGAACTTGATGGCCAGGACGACTGCGGCGCTGGCGCCGACTTCCCAGAATGGCGCGGTCACCCACCACCATGAGCACCAGATAAGCCCGTTCAACTTCAGGGCCACCAGCGCCACCCCGATCAATCCCGGGATCGCCAGCACGCAAATCCCGCCGGCGTTCGAACTGCTATCTGCTGACATTTTCCTGCCTCCCTGTGATTTCCCGTTTGCCCCTCGCGAGAAGGTCAATCGGTGAAATCCCGGCCTCGCTACTGGCGACAGGCCGGGGTACTGCATCAGCGGTGATGGTGCTTCTGGTGCCTAATCCCCGCTTGCTGATCGCAGGTTTCGGTATGGAGTGTTGGCGGCGGGCTTCCCTGTTCATCCCGGCTTGATCAGCAGCGTTGCCTGGATGGTCGTTGGGTACTTACAACATGCGGAGTGCAGCCCTGTGCCAGTTGGGTTCCGAGGGAAGGAATGGCACGCCACATGAGGTCCGGCGCTCCTCATTGCCGAGGCTCAGAGCGCTAATTCGATTCGTTGTCTCTCCCTTTCTGCCGCTGGGATTCGCGGGGCGCTCTGCATATCCGGGTCATTCGCTCGGTTCGGTAACCCTCGTCCGCCACAGGTTTTTCCCGTGTTCCCTTAGCCCCTCAATGGCTTCGAGACGGATCGCCGGTCGCCGGTAGAGGCAGTGCGGTCTGTTGTTTTTTGCGTTGACTGTTAAAGAGCGGTCGGGCCGCAGGCCCTTCGCTGCATTACTGCTGCGATGGGTGTAAATATGAACTACAGGTTCAAATGCGGTCAAGTACTTAAAGTACATATTTTTAACGCAGGTCGATAATCGTAGGAATCTGCGTTGATCGCTGTAGGGGGATTTACCGCGAACCAAGGGTTCGTTATGCTTTTCGAAATACTGGATGTTTATACAGTTTTTAGGGGCGAATTATGTTTGGACTTGAAGGGGAGGGGCGTATGGAAATGGCCGGGATTGAGCGCTTGCGATTGCGGGCGTCAGAAATGATCAATCACCCAGTTGCCCAAATTCAGCGATGGGTGACCATCCACCGGTTGGACACGGATGGAGAGCGGGAGTGGCGAGAGGTAGTAGGGGCTCTTTCCGACACGGCGGCTTTAGATTTGACGATCAACGCTGACGGATCTGTGACAGTGAGATGGGAAAGGCAGGAACGCGAGGATATGGTAGCTGAAGCGTTCGACGCGGACCCAGAGACCGCGCCGTTTTGATGGCTTTGTTTGTGGCGGTGCTATTTGGCCCCGTCGCACATGCTCATGGAGGATGCTCTAAGGGTGGGATCGGAAATTTTCGCGATGCGCCGCATGCAATCGTCATATGACGGCACGACTGTAGAGGTGCTGCCGGGGGAGGCTACTTCTGGCGGCTTGCCAGTTGGCGCCGGGGGCGCTGACACGATCTGGCGCCTCGATCCGTCAAAGCTCTGGGGAATAACCGGCACTGAAGTGACGACACCATTTCTAAGAACGAACGACACCGCCCGGCTTGAGCCTGTAAGCGCATTTGCTCGACTCCAAACCCATATTTCGTTGCCATTGTTTGAGGTCACGGAATACGGCCTGCCCATGATCTGCTCGACCTGAGTACTGCTCATGCCGACCTCAACTCGCCTTGCTTGGTCAAAGTCAAAGTTCGTGCCTGCGCAACCCGATATCACGGCAAGAAGTAATAGCATCGCAAAAATGCGCATCAATAAGTCCCTTTATGGTCGATGGTTCAGGGCGTTCTATCACGCCGCATTGAGCTGGTTGGAAATTTCTCTAAAGCAGTTGAGCATTCCAGACGAGGAGTACTCGCGCCTGGATGTATGTGTCTTCGGCATCGATGGTCTGCGGCGGGTGCTTGGTGTTATCCGAAATCATATTCAGGCGATTTTCACCGAGCCATTGAAGACGCTTGATGTACAGATGGCCCTGCCAGGTGAGCATGTAGATTCCATCACCGACAAATTCTCGAACACTGATATCCACCAGAAGCGGGTCGCGGTGCTTGATGGTGGGAGCCATTGATTGGCCCCATCCGGTGACCATCTTGAGATGGAAGTGCTCGACAAACTCGACGCCCATTTCCCGCAGATGCTGAGGACTCACCCTTACGTCCTGAAACATTTCCGGGTAGTCGTGCGGGATCTGGCCGCCTCCCATCGCGGCGCGAACATCGTAATGGGCGATCCATACCTCATCACCAACTACTCCAGGGCGGTAGTAATCGATCTCGATGGCACCGCCACCATCTTCGGCGGAAGCCGCAGATAGCAACCGTCTGCGTGCATCATCGGACAAGCCTTTGCCCTGAGTCGACAGCATTTGACGGACCAGATCGGCGGCCGACTTCGGCTCTTCGACGCGAGGGTAGTCGCCAGCATCGCCGTCCACTTTCATGGGGTATTCAGCCGATCCGAATTGAAGCCATTCAATCTTAACGCCCAAAAAATCTGCTATCGCCCGCATTTTTGCAGGCCCTGGCATTGACTCTCCGTTGAGCCATTTGCTGGCGGCCTTTGGCGTTACTTTTGTGACTTCAGCCAGGCGAGCGCCAGCGCCCCATTCCTCAACGCCTTTGTTAGCGATGGATTGTTTGAGGCGGGCAACGAAAGCGGCGCGAATATCTTCGATGTGAACCATGCGTTCAATATCGCATGTGCTTGCATGTACTTTCAGTCCCGACATAATATGTACCGTAAGTTCATACGTTCCGGAGGCCTCATGCGGCCGCTCAAGAAATCGATTGAAGACGCTGGCGGTGTAGCGGCCGTTGCCCTGGTCTGCGGAAAGACGCCGCGCGCTATCTACAAGTGGCTTGAGGCCGACGCTCTTCCACGCACCGAGTACACAGGTGAAACCCAATACGCCAAGAAGATCGCTGGCTTGGCTGAAAAGAACGGTCACCCGTTCGAACCAGCTTGGCTGCTCGCCCAGGCGCACCCCAATAAAACGGCAGCTTAGGCGGCGCGTCAGCACAGATTCATTTTGTGGCTGCTGATGGCCTGATGCCACTTAAACAAACTTGAGGTTTTACGGATGCACGATTTTCTGAAGGCTTGCGACAGCGTTGTCGACGAGGCGAATACCAAGGATCTCGCGAAGCTCATGAACATGCCTCCGGTGAGCCTGCTTCAGCGTGCCAATGCGAACTATGACGGCACTTGGTTCAACGTGAAGCACCTGTATGCGCTGCTGCGGCACACACAGGACATGCGTCCACTGGCTGCGCTCGCTGGCGAATTCGGCTATGCGATCACGAAGATTGAACTGCCCGCTGCAATAGGAGTGCACCCGGCCTTGAGCAAGGTTTCGCTCGAGATTTCGGAGTTGACCGTGGAGACGCACAGCGCCATGGACGACGGCCGAATAGACCAAATCGAGCGCGCCCGAATCCTCCGAGAGATTGATCACGCCGAGCAGGCGCTGGCGCAGCTGAAGGCGTCGGTAAAGGCCGCTTGAATTACAGGCACAAAAAAGCCGGTGGCTAGACCGGCTTCTTCAACAACACTTGTGAGGCCGATTATGCACGCGACAACCTCCCCACACAATCCCCGCCCTGATTCGTCAGATCTTAGCTTTTCGCAGAGCCTGACACGTCAGCTCATGTCGTCCAGGGAAATCGCCGACCTGACCGGCAAGCGCCACGACAACGTCAAGCGTGACATTGTCGTGATGCTGAAAGACCTCAAAGCCGATGCCCTCAAGTTTGAGGATAACTATCTCGATGGCCGCAACCGCGAGCAGGTCCAGTATCTGCTCGACCGCGAGCACACCGACTGCCTGCTGACCGGTTACAGCGCCGAGCTGCGCATGAAGGTGATCCGCCGATGGCGTGAGCTTGAAGCGCGGGTCATCGGCCACGTCCAGATTCCCGCCGACTTTGCCCAGGCACTGCGCCTGGCCGCCGATCAAGTCGAGCGCAGCCGACAGCTGCAGGAGGTCATCGACAGGCAGGCGCCCAAGGTTGCCGCGATTCAGCGTCTGGCCGCCGCCGAGGGCGCTATCTGCATTACCGACGCCGCGAAGCACCTCGGCATCTCCCCATCCAAGCTTTTTGACTGGATGCAGGCCAACCGCTGGCTTTACCGCCGTGGCGGGTCCACACGCTGGATCGCCATGCAGCCGCGCATTCGTTCCGGCTACCTGAAACACAAAGTGACCGCACTCAAGCCCGACACCGAAACCGGTATCGAGCGCGCTGCGTTTCAACCCCTCGTAACCCCGAAAGGCCTTGCGTGCTTGGCTGAAAAGAACATTGGAGCTGCGCAGTGAGCGTTCAAGCAATGACCTGGGCGATGGATATCCCGACGTCCTCCCTGGATAACCCCGCCGCGCGGCACGTCTTGCTGTGCATGGCCAACTATGCCGGACCTGAAGGCCGTGGAGCCTTTCCGTCTGCGGCGACTATCTCGAAACAGACAGGCCTTTCGGAACGCACGGTCCGCCTGAAATTGGATGAACTGGAGAAGGCCGGGTGGATCGCCGAGGGCAATCAGGCAATTGCCGCTGCCTACATCGACCGCCGCGACCGCCGCCCCGTGGTGTATGACCTTCAGTTAAAGCGGGGTGCAAATGCTGCACCCCGTAAAGATCGGGGTGCAGATGACCGCACGGGGTGCAGCTCACAACCGAACGGGGTGCAGGAAAACGCAGAACGGGGTGCAGCAGCTGCACCCAATACACCATTGAACCATCAAGAAACCAAAGAGCAGCAGCAGCGCGAGGTTTCGGACTTGATCGGCCAGCAGGACGAGCAGGCCATCGATGACTTGGACAACCGCCAGCGGTACGCCATGTTCGCCGAGTGGTCGCCGAACAGTCGTTACCTGATCGCTCAGGCCCAGATCGCCGGGGTCAAGCCAACAGAAATTCCTGACCCGGTCGTCAAGGCGTTCATGGGCTTCTTCGCCGCCAAGCCCGACACCGTGGACACAGCAGCGGGATGGTGCCGTCGTCTTGTAACTTGGTTTGTCCGAGAGCGAGCCCAAGGTGCCGTTGAAGTCGAGAACGAGACACCGGCGCCGAGCAACTGGGCCGCAAAGGGGGTGACGCTGTGAGTGGTCCAATCCGCGCTGGTTACCTGGTTGAGCATCGGCAGGCTGACCCGACCTACAGCTATGCCCCTGCTGTGCAGGTCGAGATCGATCCTGCCACCCAGCAAATCATCGACGAACTGTTCCTCCGGCTTCAGGGCGCCTGCGGCGCTTGGCGTCAGTCCTGGCCAAATCAAACAATCATGGACGCTTCTAAGCTCGAGTGGTTGGCGGAGTTCATGCGCTTCGGCATCACATCAATGGACCAGTTACGCCACGGGATGCGAATGGTCAGTGCCAGCAAGTCTGCATTCGTGCCAGCTCCGGGTGTGTTCGTGAGTTGGTGCTTCGCCCCCGAGGGACTTGGGCTGCCGAGCGTTGAGACCGCGTATTTGCAAGCGCTGCGAAACTCTCACCCAGGCATGGAAGGGCGCGGAAAGTGGTTTCATCCTGCGATCTATCACGCCGCAGCTGCAGCCGGTTTTCTAAGCCTGCAAACACTTCCCAGGGAGCTTGGGCTTGCTCGATTCGAGCAGAAGTATCAGGACCAGTGCCGGAGGATATGGCGCGGCGAAGAGATGCCACCAGTGCCCGTCGCCCAGATAGCAGCGCCTGGAAAGTCCTCCAGTGTGGAGGTAGGCAAGAAAGCCCTTGCCGAGCTTCGCGCCAAACGCTCCGGGAGCGGCCTATGAAAGAGTTGATATTGATCACCTGCAACGCCTCTGACCTCGAAGGTCCTGCGCTCGACTGGGCGGTGGCTTTGGCTGAAGGCGTCAAGGTGGCTCTGGCTGCCCCTGCCTACGGCAATGGCTGGCGAGTTCGATACGACTTGCTCCACACGCAGGCCAAGTATTCCCCGTCTAGTGATTGGAGCCAGGGCGGCCCGCTGATTGATAAACATCGTCTCGGCTTCGGCATCTACGCAGATCACTATTTTGCTGTCACCGGCCTGAACGAGCAGTCAGGGGCAGGGACGGGCGCCAATCACCTCACCAGCGCATGCCGCGCTGTTGTCGCGTCTGCCTTTGGCGACGCCGTGTCGGTCCCCAAGGAACTGCTGGCATGAAGCAGACAAAACTTACCAAGGCAGCCCGTGGCCGTGAATGCCAAGTCCGCGTGCCGGGCGTCTGCAACGGCAATCCCGAAACCACTGTGCTGGCTCATTTCCGCATGTCCGGCACTCGCTGTGGTGTTGGGCTCAAGCCGAACGACCTGCAGGGCGCCTGGGCGTGCAGCTCCTGTCACGACGCCATCGACGGCCGGCGCAAGACCGAGTTCAAAAGCGACGAACTCAGGGTCATGCATCTTGAGGGCATGGTGCGAACCATCGATATTCTGGTGGGCGAGCGGGTGATCGCAGCATGACGGCGCCCCTCAAGACATGGGCACCGAAGACCGCGCGGGCTAAGCCGGTTGACCGCGAGGGCCTGGAGCAGGCCGCCCTGATTCGCGAGATCGAACTCCGCTACCCCGACGTGCATCGCCTGATCTTCCACGTCCCCAACGGCGGGCATCGGCACAAGCTGGTTGCTATCAAGCTGAAAGAGCAGGGCGTGAAGGCCGGGGTGCCGGACCTGATCTTGCCCATGGCCCGTGGCGGGTATTTCGGGCTGTACATCGAATTCAAGGCCACGCCGCCCAACGATGCGGAAGTGTCGGCGAACCAGCACGCTTTCATCCAGGCGCTGAATGGCCAGGGTTATTTGGCTGTCGTTTGTCGTGGGCACTTCGACGCGATGGAAGCGCTGCGGGCATACCTGCGGCTGCCGAAGACGGTGGCAGCATGAGCAAGACCCGGGCGGTAAAGTTCAGTGACGCGGAGATCCGCCGTCAGGCCGCCGACCTGGGCGTGCACGACCTGCGCGATCCGCGTCACCCGGGGCTGTACCTGCGCTTCGGCCAAGACCGGCAGCGAGGGTCGTGGTATTTGGTGAAGGGCAAGGCCTGGACCCAGATCGCCCGATTCCCTGAGTTGGGTGCATCCGCCGTGTTGGCTGAGCTGCCCGCCCTGCGTCAACGCCTGCTGCGCGATCCTGCTGCCGCCGTCGCCTTGGGCGGCCTGGCCACGGTCGGCCAGTTGCTCGACTGGTACGGCGACCGGATGGCCAAAGACCGTTCCCTGTCGGGCAAACGCAAGAGCGGCGCCAAGTCGGCGATCGCCTGCCACCTTAAGCCGCGGCTCGCAGATCTACCGATTCGCGACGTGTCGGCGCCGGAACTCGACAAGCTGCTGATGTGGCCCGCGCAGGAAGTCCTGTCGCTGTCATACGTCCGGCAGTTGTTCGGTCTGCTGGTCGTCGCATTCCGCCAGGCCCATAAGCTCGGGCTTATCGACGGCAACCCCATGGCCGGGCTGAAGTTCGTGGACTTCACCAAGGCCAAGATCATTCCGAAGGCGGCCCGGCTGCGCGGCGTGCACCTGGTCGACGTGGTGCCGATGCTGGCCGGGATGTTCTACAGCGCCCCGGCCGACGCCATGCTGGCGCTGATGATGCTCTGCCACGGCACACGCATCGGCGAGACGCGGCAAGCGCGCTGGTCGGACATATCCCTGGCGGATGCCGAGTGGTTCATTCCGGCGGATCACACCAAGACCCGCACCGAGCATCGACTGCCACTGACCGCCCAGGCTCAGACCCTACTGCGGGGCTACCGGGCAATCCAGCAGGCCCAAGGCTACGAAGGCATCTACCTGTTCCCGTCGCGTCGTGGCCGGGCGCTGAGCGAGGGGCAGGCCAGCGCCGTGTTCACCAGGATAGGGAAGGGCGAGTGGACGAGTCACGACCTGCGCAAGGTAGCCCGCACAGCCTGGACTGACCTCGGTATCGATGGGCACATCGGCGAGATGCTGCTGAACCACTCGCTGGGCAAGATCGCCTCGACCTACATCAACACCCAGGCCACGGCACAGCGGCTGCTGGCTTTGGAGAAGTGGCACAACTGGTTAGATGAGCGCGGCCTAAACGCGATTCCCAACCTGACAGACGCCCAATACGAAGAATCACATAACCCAGCGCAGACCGCGAAAGACGTGGCCTGCGAGGCAGTTTCTAACATTGTTAATGGCGAGGTTTCAAAATGCTGATTTTGCTCGAAAGGCACACCGGCCTTGCCGTAAACCCCGCCGATATCAGCTCGATGGTGATCCGCAGTTCCAATGGGTGGCAGGTACGCGATATCCGAATGACGACCGGCGAGCGGCACATGGTCAGGCACACCGCCCACTGCCATGACGGCGACGACATTCACGCGGTGCACAAGCGGTTGCTGGAGGCGCAATGAAGAAGAGCCACGGCCCAGCTTTTCGCAAGGTGGCCCGCCCGCTCCGGGAGTGCGCCGATTGCCGTGGGAGCGGGCTGATTAAGGGGCTGTTCCACCAGATGGACTGCGCTTCATGCAACGCCTCGGGCTGGGTCTGTGCTGATACCGGCCAAGCCCTGGAGCTGCCCGAGCTGGTCCTGCAACTGAACATGAAGCTGCGAGCGATGGCTCGAAACCTGGCTAAAGCCGGGCACCAGGGCGGCGCGCAGCGGCAGTACGAACAGAGCAACCGGCGCGGCGCCGGTGCAGCGAACTTCACAGGGGATTGATATGCGGAACGTCAGCAGCTGCTACCTGCTCACCCATTGGGGAATATGGACCCGCATCCAGGCCGGGATAGGCGGTTATATCTGCCCGACCTATGCGCTGATGCGTGACAACGTGGCCACCGACCAGTTGCCCACACCGGCCATCAACGATGCTGAGGCGATGTGGGTAGATCGCATGCTGTCAGTGTTGCGGGAGCGGGACCGTGATTGCTTCAACGCGGTGTGGCACTACTACCGCTTCGACGGGCTCACCTATCGCAAGCTGGGTCTGTTGCTGGGCTGCACCCATATGAAGGCCGCCGAGTTGGTTAAGTCGGGGGAATCCTGGCTTGATGGCCGCATGTCTGCCGTACTCGAGGCGGCATGAACGATATGTAAAACATATCATTGACAGTGGATTACAGCAGTTGTACGATTTATTCCATGCTGCGAAAGCTGTAACAGCAAAGCACGCACCAGACTTTAGAACCCGGCCCTTGCGCCGGGTTTTTGCGTTTTGAGACGCAGGCAGAGCGGACCTTCGGGTGGATCTGCACACGGTACAGCCGGTCGTCACGTGTCACGAAAGAACACCGGCAGGCATGAAGCCCTCACACCTCGTTTTGCTCCGGGGCGGTCATGCTGGGCAGCGTGGGAAGACACGCACAACTATTCCAGGCCTCAGCATTCGCTGGGGTCTTTTCGTTTATAGCTCCCCGAAAGGGAGGACACCGGATGCCAACCATGCCTGAAAAGCCAGATACGTGGGCCGCGCTCTGGGTCGCTCTTTCGAATCCACTTTGGCAGGGCGCAATCATGGCGATCCTTATCTCGGCCCTTCGTGTTCTGTACGACGCCAAGGAGACCAGTACACGCCGGATTGTGTTCGAAGCGCTGATCTGTGGTGGCCTGAGCCTGTCTGCCAGCAGCGTTATCGAATGGATGGCATGGCCCTCGAGCCTGTCAGTCGCCGCCGGCGGCACCATTGGTTTCCTTGGTGTCACGGCGATACGAGAGCTGGTCACCCGTTTCCTGGGCCGCAAGGCGGACACGCTATGAAGGCTTTCGCCGTTGCGTTGATCGTCGCGCTGGTCGCGCTGCTTCTGGTCGGGATTCAGCAGTACCGAGTCATTGGCCTACAGGGTCAGATCACCATTGCTACCGACGCCACCCGGGACGCCGTTGCCGCCAACAAGGAAAGTCAGGCCACCATCACTGACTTGCGGGCAGAGGCCAAGCGCAATGCCGACTATCAGGCTGACCTGGCCAAGCGCCTCAAGGACAGCGAACAGAAAGCCCTGAAGGCGAGGAAAGACTTTGAACAACTCAAGCGCACCAGCAAGCCTGTTCGTGACTGGGCTGCTCAGCCTTTGCCTGACGGCCTGCGCGGCAAGCCCGCAGCCACTGGTGGTAAAGACAACGGCGGTAAGGCTCGAACCCCCTGAGCTTGTGCCGTGTGAGCGCATCAGCACGGCTGATGAAGACCTGGCATTGAATGGTGATCTGTGGACGCTGAAGGACAGGGCAGTAAACCTGCTCGACACCTGCGCCGATCAGGTCGACGCCCAGATCCTGCGCAGTCAGAGCAAGTAAAGAAGTCATGGTACGTCGCAGTGCCAGGCTATCCGCCGTTCCCCATGATCATGCCAGAAGACCATGCCCACGCTGGTGCACTGGCTTACGCCCGGTCGATCTGGCCGAGCGCAACCGTTGAGTGATTAGCCCATGAGCACAGCCCATCAGGTCGAGTACTTCAGTCAAGAGCATGTTCACACGCCGGATGATGGTCGCGGCCTACGGAGAGTGTGTGTTGACGGTGTTGAGCATGACCTTGTGACGTACGCCGATACCGCTCTCGGCATCGCGATAGTGGCAATTCAGCCCCTGCGGGTTGTACCTGGCACTGACCGCGTTGATGAGTACGTGGCGATGGGCGATGTCAGCGTAGAGCGGATGGTAGTCGCCTGATGCCGCAGCGCCCCCAAAAGCCCTGCCGGCTTACAGGCTGCAACACGCTTCACCGTAACGGCGCCTACTGTGATCAGCACGCCCAGCTCGCCCAAGTGAAGCGACCCAACAAGTCGCTTCCTCGACTGGCAGGTAGAGCGCTACAGAAGCGCCGCCTGAGTGTCTGGACCAGAGACCCAACCTGCGCCATGTGCGGAAGGCTGACGGATTACCCGGGCGGCTTCGAACTGGACCACACCGTATCGCTATTCAAGGGCGGCAAGGATGTGGAGGAGAACTGCCAGGTGCTCTGCAGGGGTGTCGGCGGTTGCCATCACCAGAAGACAGCCGAGGACCTTGGCTACGAGTACCGGCCGCCCGCCGGGCTGGATGGCTACCCGGTCAAATGACCGGTTTCGCACTGTTTTGGTGCTTGCACTCAGTTGGTGCGTGAGAATAATTCTCAAATGGCGGAGGGGGGGAGGGAAAAACTTCCGGATCTTTTGCTCGGAAATGGTCCATCCCACCGTTCTTCTGTCGCCGCGAAATATAAAGTTCAGGAGTTAGCCGATGCCGGGGGTTGCGGGACGGTCGGGCCGTCGTCCGAAACCCACGGCCCAGAAGGCGCTAGCCGGTAACCCAGGCAAGCGCGCGCTGAATAAGCACGAACCGGATTTCTCCCTGGTCAACGACATTGATCCGCCGGATTGGTTGAGCGAAAACGCTCGCCGCGTTTGGCAGATGATTGTCCCGCAGCTTTGTTCTGCGAAGGTGTTGGCGCTGACCGACCTGCATAACGTCGAGGCGTTTTGCACTGCCTACGGGAACTGGCGCCTGGCTCAAGATTCCGTCCAGCAGTTCGGGATTGTTGTCACGTCCGCCATGGGCAGCCCGATCAAGAACCCGGCACTTACCGCCGCCAACGAGGCGATGCGCCAAATGGTCACGTTCGGTTCGATGTTGGGCCTGGACCCCGCCAGCAGAACCAGAATCATCGGTGGCAACAAGCCGGAACCCACAAACCCGTTTTCAGACCTTCTGAGTACCTGATGGCCAAAACTGCCCACACCAACGTCGATAAGGCGATGGTTTGGGCGAGGTCGGTCCTGAAAGGCAAGTTTCCGGCCTGTCGGTATATCCACCAGGCCATCGAGCGGCATTTCGACGACGTCACGAAGAGTCGGTCGAAGGATTTTCCGTTCAAATTCGACCCGGCTAAGGCCGAGAAGAAGCTGAAATTCATACAGCTTCTGCCGCATACGAAGGGAGAATGGGCCTACAAGCGGCAACTGATCACCCTGGAGCCGTGGCAACTGTTCGGCCTGGCCTGCACCTTCGGCTGGGTGAGAAAGAAGGGCGCGCACCGCCGGTTCCGCGAAAGCTACTGGGAAGTGCCGCGCAAGAATGGCAAAAGCGTGATTGCCGCTGGTGTCGGTTCCAGCATGTTCGTGATGGACAAGGAGTTCGGCGCCGAGGTCTACGCTGGCGCGACGAGTGAAAAGCAGGCTTGGGAAGTATTCCGTCCGGCCAAGCTGATGATTCAGCGCTCTCCGATGCTGATCAGGGCCGTTGGCATAGAGATCAACGCCTCTAACATGAACATCCCGGCCGACAACAGTCGGTTCGAGCCCTTGATCGGAGACCCTGGGGACGGTGCATCGCCCAGTTGCGCGATCATCGACGAATTCCACGAACACGAAACCGCCGCTTTGTACGACACCATGCTCACTGGCATGGGCGCCCGCCGACAACCGCTGATGTTCATCATCACGACGGCCGGGGCGAACATTGAGGGCCCGTGCTACGACAAGCGCCGCCAGGTCTTGGAGATGCTGGACGGCACGGTGCCGGACGAAGAGCTGTTCGGCTATATCTGGACCTTGGACGAGGGCGACGACTGGACGGACCCGAAGAATCTGGCGAAGGCCAACCCGTGCATGGGGGTTTCGGTATTCCAGGAGTACCTGGAGAGCCAGCAGCAGCGAGCAATTCGCTCAGCGCGGTTCACCAACACGTTCAAAACCAAGCATCTCAACGTCTGGGTGAGCGCCAAATCAGGGTTTTTCAACCTGCAGAGCTGGAAAGCGTGCGAAGACCTCAGTCTCAACCTGGAACAGTTCGAAGGGCAGGAGTGCAATCTGGGGCTCGACCTTGCCCGCAAGCTGGATATGAACTCGATGGCCCGGTTGTTTTGGCGCGAGATCGACGGAAAAATCCACTATTACAGCGTTGCGCCACGGTTCTGGGTGCCAGAAGACACGGCTTTCAATACCGACAACCGGCGAATGTTCGAGCGGTTCCAGGCCTGGCTCAACGCGGGCTACCTATACACCTCGCAGGGCGCCGAGATCGACTATCGGGACATCCTCGAGGAGTGCAAAGAGGCCAACAAGCTGGCGCCAGTGCGCGAAAGCCCGATTGACCCGCACGGTGCTACCAACCTCAGTCATCAGCTGGATGACGAGGGGCTTTCGCCAATCACGATCACCCAGAACTACACCAACATGTCCGACCCCATGAAAGAACTGGAGGCGGCGATCGAATCCGGTCGGTTTCACCACGACGGCAACCCGATCATGACCTGGTGCATCGGCAACGTGATCGGCAAGTTCCTGCCGGGCAACGACGATGTCGTTCGCGCGATCAAGCAGGGCAATGACAACAAAATCGACGGCGCCGTGGCGCTGATCATGGCTATCGGTCGAGTTCTGGCGCGCGCGGCGCCTGAAGACTCCCTCTCTGACCACATCGTTAAGCACGGAATTCGAACCCTATGACCGAACAATCGAGCGAGAAGCCGTCAAGGCTTGCGCTGCTGGCCAGCGCTGCGCCTGATCTAGTGGGCGTGCTTGGCCTCTGCTTGCTGACTCGCGGCCTGTGGGCTGGCTGGGGCGAGGCCGTGGCGCTCTCTATATGCGGCGCTGTCCTGCTGAGCCTGGCTCTTGTCTCCGTCGTGCGAGGAGGTCGCTGATGCTGCGGTCCCTATTCGGTCGCAAGGGCGATCCACAGGTTGTCGACACTTCCGAGAAGTTAGCTCGGGCGTTGGGATCGGGCTACGACACGAACAGCGGTCAGCGTGTGACCACCACCAGCGCATTGCAGCAGCTGGTGGTATTCAACTGCGTGCGGGTCCTGTCCGAGTCAGTTGGCATGTTGCCTTGCACCCTCTTTAAACAGACAGATAAGCAGCGCCTGCCGGCCATTGGGCACAGGCTTTACCCGCTGCTCTCAATGGCGCCCAACGGTTACATGACCTCCCAGGAATTTTGGGAAATGTTGGTGGCCTGCCTGTGTTTGCGGGGCAATTTCTACGCCTACAAGGTTAAGGCGCTGGGCAATGTGGTCGAGCTGTTGCCGATCAATCCGGACTCGGTAAAGCCAAAACTCAAGGATGACTGGACAGTTGAATACTCGGTCAACTTCAGCAGCGGGCCCCGGGTGCTGAGTCAGGATGAAATCTGGCACGTTCGGCTGTTCACGCTGGACGGATTAAACGGATTGAACCCAATCGCGTACGCCCGCCAGGCGCTGGGCCTTGGTCAGGCGATGGATGCTCATGCTGCGAAGCTGTTCACGAACGGCGCGGTTGCCAGCGGGGTGTTGGCTACCAGTGAAAAGCTCACCGACGAGGCATTCAAGCGTCTGAAGGATCAGTTCAACGGTGAGCACATGGGTGTGGCAAACGCTTACAAGCCCATGGTGCTGGAGGCTGGCCTGGACTGGAAGCCAATCAGTCTCAATGCCCAGGACTCTCAGTTCATCGAGTCGAAACGGCTCACCGAGGCCCAGTTGTGCGGCTTATTCCGTGTGCCGCCCCACCTGGTGGCAAACATGGAAAAAATGACGCTGAACAACGTTGAAAACATGGGCATGAGCTTCGTGAACTACTCGCTTGTGCCACTTATCACCCGTATTGAGCACCGAATTCAGGTCGGTCTGCTCAATGAGCGGGACCGGCTCACCCATTACGCCAAATTCAACGCCGGCGCCTTGATGCGCGGTGACTTGAATGGCCGCTACACCTCGTACGGAAAGGGCATTCAGTGGGGCATTTTGAGCCCCAACGACTGCCGCGAGCTTGAAGACCTCAACCCTCGCGAGGGCGGCGACATCTATCTCACCCCGATGAACATGACCACCAAGCCGGAGGCATCCGATGTCGATGCAAACAAAACAGCGCCTTGACCTGCCGCTGACCATTAAATCGGTCAGTGATAGCGGTGAGTTTGAGGGCTACGGCTCGGTGTTCGGCGTGGAGGACAGCTACGGAGACGTCGTGGTCCGCGGTGCTTTTGACGCCACCCTGGCGCGCTGGAAAGAGAAGGCCCGACTGCCTGCAATGCTCTGGCAGCACAACATGAGCGAGCCGATCGGTGTTTATACCGAGATGCGCGAGGACGACACCGGCCTTTACGTCAAGGGGCGACTGCTGATCGATGACGACCCGCTGGCCAAGCGCGCTCACGGGCACATGAAGGCAGGCAGCCTCAGCGGTATGTCGATCGGCTACATGCTCGATGACTACGAGTACGACAAAGAAAAAGGCGTCTGGATTTTGAAGGCTATCGACCTGTGGGAGGTGTCCCTGGTCACCTTCCCGGCGAACGATGACGCCCGAATCACCGACGTGAAATCTCTGCTGGCGCGCGGGCAAACACCGCCGCCCAGCAAAGTGGAGCGAGCCCTGCGAGAGGTAGGGTTTTCCGGCTCCCAGGCCAAGGCTTTTATGGCCAAAGGCTACGGCGCAGTTTCACCGCGAGAGGCGGATGCCGACGACGCATTGCAATCCCTGAAATCACTTATTGATCGACTGTAAGGAGCCTCTCATGGCTGTTGAAAAGAAAGATATTGAAGACGTCGCAGAAGCCCTGGGCAAGAAGTTCGACGAATTCAAGGAAAAGAACGACAAGCGTATCGATGGCCTGGAGTCCGAAAAGGGCAAGCTGTCTGGCCAAGTCGACACCTTGAACGAAAAGCTGGGCGAGCTGGACAACCTGAAAACCGCACTGGAAAAAGAGCTGGCTGACATCAAGCGGCCTGGTGGCACCGGCACTAAAGCTGCCAGCGAACATAAAGCTGCGTTCATGCAATTTGTGCGAAAAGGCATTGATGCCGGTCTGGGCGAACTGCAAGCGAAAGCCCTGCAGGTTGGCGTCGAAGCCGATGGCGGCTACGCGGTGCCGGAAGAACTGGACCGCAACATCATCACCCTGCTGCACGACGTATCTCCGATGCGTCAGGTGTGCAACCAGATCACCGTGGGCACCAACGATTACAAGCGCCTGGTCAGCCAGGGCGGCGCCGGTTCTGGCTGGGTCGGTGAGACTGCTGCTCGCCCAGCGACCGGAACGCCAACACTGAGCCAGATCTCTGCCTTCATGGGCGAGATTTACGCCAACCCTCAGGCCACGCAAACCAGCCTTGATGACATTTTCTTCGACGCTGAAGGCTGGTTGAACGGCGAAGTGGGTCGCGAATTCTCCGAGAAAGAAGGCGCCGCTTTCCTGCTCGGCGACGGCACCAACAAGCCGAAGGGTCTGCTGGCGTATCCGCTCGCTGTCACCGGTGATGACACGCGTGCGTTCGGCACCTTGCAGAAACTTGTGAGCGGTGCATCGGGCGCATTCGGCGGCGACAAGTTAATCGATCTGATTCACTCGCTGAAGGCCGGATACCGCGCCAACGGCAAGTGGATGATGGGTAACCTGACCGTTGCCTATGCCCGCAAGCTCAAGGATAGCGAAGGCAACTATCTGTGGCGTCCGGGCCTGGAGGCTGGCGCACCGTCCAGCTTGCTGGGCTATGGCATCACTGAAAACGAAGACATGCCCGATGTTGCGGCAGATGCCAACGCTATCGCGTTTGGCGACTTCAAGGCGGCCTACACCATTGTCGATCGCATCGGCACTCGCGTGCTGCGCGACCCCTACACCAACAAGCCCTACGTCGGCTTCTACACCACCAAGCGCGTCGGCGGCATGCTGACGAACTCTCAGGCGGTGAAGATCCTGACCCTCAGCGCGGCGTAATCATGGTGGGCGTCTCCGGGCGCCCGAACCTCTGGAGATTGTTATGCCAAAGATTCTTGTTACCCAGGCCTTTCCCTTCGCGGTTGAAGGCAATCACGTAGTGCAAGTCGAGACCGGCGAGCAGGAGGTATCTGATCGCTGCGCACTGGTTGCGGTTGATCACTTGAATGTCGCCACGTATCTCGGTGAGCGACCGCTGCCTGATCTGCGTATGGACGGTCCGACCATCCTCGAGTTTATCGAGGCTGGTTACCCGGCGATCAATTACCCGCCTGAGGGTTATGCCTCCCGCAGCTCTCAGGAAGAGATCGATGCAGCCATCAAGGCCCAGAAGGAACTGGAAGACGTCGCTGATCCGCTCAAAATGACCGTACCCAAGTTGAAGGATTGGCTCACCGCCAAAGGCATCGAATTTGACGCGGGCGCGAACAAGGAAGCGCTGCAGGCCCTGGTCCCAGCCGATGCTTGATATAGCCATCGTCAAAGCTCACCTGCGCGTGGATGGCGACGATGACGACGCATTGATACAGGCTTATGTCGATGCGGCATTCAGCGCCTTCACGGCCTGGACCAATCGCACTTTGGTCGACCCTGGCGACGCGCTCCCCGATCCGGTTGGCAGCGCGATGCTGCCGACCAAAGCAGTGGAGCAGGGCGCTCTGCTGCTGGTCGGGCACTGGTATGCAAATCGCGAATCGGCGGTGGTGGGTGTGACAGCTGCCGAGCTGCCGCAATCCACCAATGCGCTTTGGCGTCCATACCGTTGGGTGAATGTATGAGAGCTGGCCCCCTGCGTCACCGCTGTTCGCTGCAGAAGAACCAGCGCGCCCCGGATGGCATGGGCGGCGGCGCGCAGGCCTGGCTCGAGCTGCGCAAGGTTTGGACTGAAATCACCATGCCTACCGGTCGTACGCAGGTTGTGGCTCAGCAGATCACTGCTGATGTGACTGCCGAGATCCGGTGCCGACCCGCTGATGATCTGGTGGCGGGCCTGCGCCTGGTGCACAAGGGCATCACGTACAAGATCGAGGCCGCACTGCTCGATAACGCGAACAGCATGCTACGACTGCTGTGCTCGAACGTAACCAATCCCTGAGGTACTGACATGGCCCGGCGTTCCAAAGGTGATTTCAAGCTGCGCGGTCTTCTGCGCCGTATCGGCAACCAGATGGAGAGTGACCTGCGCCCGGCGATGGTCCAGGCCGCCAACCTGGTGCTGGCTACACAGCAGGAACTGATACCCGTCGACGATGGCGATGCCCGAAACACACTGAAGGCGTTCGTTTCGAAGAGCGGGCTGGATGCGCAGATCGGCATCCGGGGCAAGCGTGACAACCGCAAGGTCTTCTATGTCGTCTTCTTGGAGCGAGGCACAAAGCAGTACCAGCGGGGCGACACTGTAGTAGCACCCCGGCCAGCTCATCCATGGCTCCGGCCTTCCATTGACCTGAATCGTGATGACATTGCCCGACTGATCAAGGCTGCCATTGCCAGCACGCTGTCGCGAGCCGCACAGGAGGCGCGATGAGTGACCCGACGTTGGCGCTACAAAAGGCGCTCTATGCCCGGTTGTCAGCGTCGATTTCCTGCCCGGTCTACGACGATGTGCCGCAGGACGCGCCCATGCCGTACACGACCTTTGATCGCGAGTTCTCCCGGAACACCACGCCTATATCGGGCAAAAACCGGCAGAACCGCCTGTTCTACTTGTCCGTCTGGAGCAATTACCCAGGCCAGGCCGAAGTGAAACGGATCATGGCCGAGATCGACGCGGCACTGAACGAGCAGCCGCTGGCGCTTGAGGTAGGCAGGGTCATTTCTGTCCGCGTTACGCGCTCCGACAGCACGCGCGAGCCAGACGGCCGGACCTACATGGGTAGCGTTACCCTGCAAATCATCACCCAGCACTGACATTGCCGAGCAACACCAGCACCCGCCATTGAGCGGGTTTTTTCGTTTCATCCGCGCCCTGGAGGGCAACATGGCTATTAAAACTTCTGCCGGTATCACGCTCAAGATCGGGCCGGTGCACAACGTTACCTATGGCGAAGACACTGCAGGCCGAACAGCAGCAGTCACCGCGCTGAAAGCGCTCATCTACAAAGAAATCGGCGAAGTCGAGGACGCTGGCGAATTGGGCGATGAAGCCTCGACCGCTGATTTCACCGCCCTGGCCAACCGCCGTAAGCGAAAAGTGAAGGGCACCTTCGACGCGGGCACCCAGCAGGTCACCCTGGGCGAAGACCCGGATGACGATGGCCAGGACGCCATCAAGGTGGCGCTGGCCAGTGATTCGAACTTCGCCGTCATGATGGATTACGGCGATGGCACCGCCGACTACTACCTGGTCCAGGTGTTGAGCTTCCGCAAGCAGATCGGCAGTGCCGATTCCATCCGCAAGGCTTCGGTGTCGCTGGCGATCAACTCCGCTATCTACGAAGACAAGCCTTAACCCGCCCGGGGCTTCGGCCCCGGCATCAACCTCATTCCTCTCCCGAACCACTCAGACCCTCAAGGTAAAAACCATGTCCAAGACTGACCACGGCACCGTTGAAGCAATCGTTGGCGATAACTCTTACACCCTGGCATTCAAACTGAAGGCCGTGAAGCGAATCGAGCGCGTATTCGGCGGTATCTTGCCAGCCATGCAGGAAGTGCAGAAATTCAACCTGACCGCCGTCACCCAGGTGATCGCCGCCGGTGCTGACCTGGCCCTGAAGCCCAAGGAAGTCGAAGCGCTGGAAGAAGAAATCTACGACGCTGGCATCATCAGCGTGACGCCTCCGCTAATTGAGTACCTGTCCGCGCTGCTGAACCCGGCTGCAAAGACCGCTGAACAGCTCGAAACCGCTTCCGCCAAGCCGGCAACAGGCGCAAAAAAGTAAATCGGCCCGAAAACGGCAGCTATGTCGATGAACTGTTCGGCATAGCCACCGGCTGCCTGGGCTGGCCGCCCAGCGAGGCATGGGATACCCCGGTGCCCGAGATTCTGATGGCATGGGATGCCAAGGTCGAGTTTCTGCGCAGCACCAACCCCTTCGGGTCCGGCGACGGCATGCCCGGGCCGGCCAAGCCGCCGGACGACGAAACTCAGGACGAGAAGCGCGCACGGATCAAAGCGCAGATGGGCGCGCGCAAGGCGCGGGAGTAGGGATGGTGGCTACCGGCAGGTATTGTAGTTGCGATTTTGGTAATCTCGCGACACCTCGTCATCATTCCAATCAGGGAAGAAAATGATCAAGATTAGAGAGATTTCCAGTGCTATTTGTTTACTGTGGGCTTCGGCGACAATCTATGCAGGTGAAGTAGAGCGTCTACCAAATGTGCTCAAGCCAAGCTCAATGTTTACTGCTACGGGAGTAATGGCTGAGCGTACTATTCCGAAGTTTCCAAAGTCTTTGGTGTACAACGCTGAGATTGGTAATTATGAAGGTATTAAGTATAGTATCGACTATGCCTATGCGAATGGCACGATTGCTAACAGCGATCCAGCAAGTCTCGAAGGCCTTGCAACAAACTGGGATGTAAGCTGTTCAAAAGACCCTATGACTGACGCGATTGCTTGCTTGGTGCTGAAAGGGAATATGTTTATCCATTACAGTCGTAAGCGAGGCTACACCATATCTGTAGGGTTGGATCACTATCCAGGATACAGCTCGTCTATACGAGTGGGCGATGGAAAGCCGTACGTTACTACTAATTATGGCGGGTTTAGTGCTGCAACTTCTCAAAAAATCTTACAAGAGATGAAGAAGTCCAGCTTGGTACGGACTAGGTACGTAGAATGGCCTTATCCTGAATCAAAGGACAGTCAAGCAAGCTTATATGGATTGTCTGCTGTTCTGGCATATATGAAATGGGCTGCTGTTAGTTATAAGTAAAAATCAGATTTAAAAAATTAAAGGGCCGCCGTGAAGGCGGCTTTTTTTTCGCCCGGAGAAAAGTACATGTCAGGTCAAGAAGTCCAGGGGATGCTGATTCGCCTCGAAGCGACCACGGCGCAGCTCCGTCAGGAGATGGCCAGGGCCGACGCGACCGTGGCGCAAGTATCCGGGCGCATTGATACGCAGCTTGGCCGTATTGATAGCGCTTTCGACCAGGTGGGCCGCAGCGCGCAAGCGCTTGGCGACACCCTCAAGGGCGCTCTGGCGTTTACTGTGAGCCGTGCCGGTATTACCGCATTGCTCGACCACGCCGAGGCATACACCACTGTTGCCAACCGGTTGAAGCTCGTCACCTCTGGCGCCGCTGAATTTACCGCCGCTCAGAATGCTGTGTTCGATATTGCTCAACGCTCCGGACAGCCGCTGACTGCCACCGCTGAGCTGTATCAGCGAATCGCCACGAACCAGAAAGAACTGAAGCTTTCCGGCCAGGGCGTGGCCGGGATTGTCGAGACCATTGCGAAGACGATGGTGATCAGCGGGTCTTCGACTGAATCGGCAAACGCTGCATTGATTCAGCTCGGGCAAGCGTTCGCCTCTGGCGTGCTGCGTGGCGAAGAGCTTAACTCGGTGATGGAGCAGGCCCCGGCGTTGGCCCAGGCCATCGCCAAGGGTATGGGTGTGTCTGTGGGCGCTCTGCGCACGCTTGGTGCGGCGGGGCAACTGACAGCGGATTCAGTGGTGAAAGCGCTGCAGGCCCAGGCCGCTGCCGTAAACGAGCAGTTCGGCAAAATGCAGAACACCGTCAGCACAGGCATGACCAGGCTCAATAACTCGGCCACCAACCTGATCGGCAAGTTCGACCAAGCGACCAGCACAAGCTCCAAGCTTTCTGACGTGCTCACAGGCATGGCCAAAAGCCTCGACTCGGTCACCGCGGACGGGAACTCGTTCTCGGTAACAGTGGAACGCGTGACAAATGTCGCTGAAACACTCGCCGGCGTCATCGCTGCGCGCCTAGTTCTGGCAGCTGGGCAGGCGGCGGTATCCTTTGTTTCGGCGACGAAGGCCTCGATAGAGCACACAGCAGCACTTTTGCGCTCAGTGCCGGCCGCCAACGCCGCAACGGTCGCAGCAGCTGCCAGCGCCAGTCAGGCTGCTGCAACTGCAATTGCTCGACAGGCCGAGTCGAAATCTGTGCTCGACCTCGCTGCCGCCGATCTGGCAGCAGCCGAGCAAAAGGTAGCGTCTGATCGGGTGCGCCAAGCGTCCGAAGTCGGAAATTTGAAGTTTACCCAGGCCAGCTTGACCGCTGAGCGCGAGCTCGAAATGCAGCGACACGCCGCGCAAATCACGGATGTGGGCCGGATGCAGTCAATGACACGCATCGGTGAATTGCGCGTGGCTGAGACGGCAATGATCAATCAGGTCAGGGCTGCCGAAGTTGCTCTTGCCGCAACCATCTTTGGAACATCGGCTGAAATTGAGGCCGCGTACAAAGTCAGGGAGGCGGCGGCAATTAAATATGAGCAGACCACTCTCGCCGCGAACGAGGCGATTGCGCTCTCTGACAGAGCTACTGCCGCCGCGACTGCCACATCTCGATCCATGGCTGGCATAGGGACTGCGGGCGGCGCGCTATTAGGGCTTATGACCGGCCCTGTTGGGCTTATCGCTACTGTTGGTTTGCTGGCTCTTTCGTTCATTGACTTTGGGGGTAGTGCCGACAAGGCAAGCAAAGCGTTGCTTGACCACGGACTGACCATCGATCAGACCACGCAGAAATATAAAGAACTGAGCGCGGAGCAACAGCGCCTCCAGTCTGCAACCTGGGTCAAGGAGCAAAAGGATGCCCTGAAGTCCGCTGCAGGTGATTTGGCCGATTATTCGAATGTCGCAATGACCAGCTTGAATATGGTTAACAAAAGCAGCGACGAATATCAGCAGCAGTTTGTGAAAATGATCGCCGAAGTTAAGGCGGGCACCAGGACGCTGGATAGCGTGACCAACTGGGCGAAGGAAAGCGCGAAGATTGCGCCTGTTCAGGCTGCTCGCCTGGTAGAAATTGCAGCTGCTTACTCCCAGAACTCTCAAAGCGCTGCGGAACTTACAAAGAAACTGTCCGCAGTTGATGCTGCAACAGCTGGCGCAGCTGCGAGCACAGATAAGTTGTCTGCCGCTCAACAAGTATCCTCTGGTCGAGCCTCTACCAGTGCCAGCGATTGGGCCAAGTACATCGAAGGCCTAAAAGAAAGCCGCGACTTATTTGGGGCGAATGCTGCTGCCATTGCTGCTTACAAAGCCGATCAAATGGGCCTGACGAGCGAGCAGCGCGAGCAAGCCAAGGTGATCAGCCAGCAAAAGGATGTTCTGGATAAGTACAAGGACGCCGTCAAAGAAAATGACAAGGTAGCGAAAGCGTCATTAGAGAAGCAACTGATCGCTTTATATACGGTCGAGAATGCTGCAAAAGATGCAGCCGCCGCGACTAAAAAAGCACACGAAGATGCTGCCAAAGCCGCCCAAGATAGCGCGAGCAAACAAATCGATGAAATGAATAGGGTTATAAATGCGGCTGCGAATATAGGCAAAAACCAATCGTTCGTTACCGGCAAGAACCCGCTTATTGTAAATAGTAAAGCAGCTAACACTAATAATTTGGCCTGGAGTGTTCAACCAATAGGCCAGAATAACGCAAGTGTAGGCATTGACCCAAATATTGATCCTGTTGCGCGAGCAAAAAAAGCGACGGCTCAAATTGAAGAGAGCACCGATCCGAATAAGCGAGTGGATAAGGCCGCCAACGCTGCGGCGGCCGCACTTAAAGCTCAGGCCAAAGCCCTGCAGGAGTTGCTGGACAAATCGGACATCGCAACCAAGTCCGCCAACGACATGGCCGATGCATACCTGGGCGGTGCCGACAACGTCCGGGCAATGACAATCCAGCAGAAGATCGAAGAGGAACTGCTCAAGACCAGCGCCGGTGCGCGCGACAGGGTCACCAAAGCGATCAACGACATGCAGGATGCTGAGGACCGCCGCGACGTTGCTAAGGCTGCCGCCGCGATGAAGGTCGAGGTCGATCAGACGTTGGCCCAAGCCAAAGCTACGTTGCAGGGCTCCGATGCGCTTGAGGCTTACAACATCAACAAGTCGATGCAGACCGAGCTGGCCGGCAAGAACATTGCGGTTGGCAGTAAGGAGTATGACCAGCTGCTGAAGCAGACCAAGGCACAACTGGAGGCCAATAAGGCGCTCGAGGCCGCGAACAAAGCCAATGACCTGGTCGACCGGCTGAATCCGCAAATCAAGCTGCTGAAGGAATACACCGAGGACCAGAAGGCCCTCAACGACGCTATCGCGATGTATCCGGAAAAGGCTGACCTTTACCGCGATTCGCTGGTGAAGCTTGGGCAGGAATACGGGGACAACCAGGCCAAGCTCACCGTCTGGGGCCGGTTGACCGAAGGCGCCCTGGACCGCATCGACAAGTCTTTTGCTGACGCCTGGCTGAACATCGATAAAGGGTTCAAAGGTTTCTCTGAAGGCTTGATTGATGGCTTCAAGCAGTTGCTGGCCGAGATGGCGCATGAGGCGATCACCAAGCCGATCATCATCAGCTTTGCAAACGCGTTGTTGGGAACGAATAAGTCGGGCGGCATCAGCGATACGCTGGGTAACCTCTTCGGGGATGGCTCTTCTGGTGGGTCTTCGGGGGGCACAAGCGGCATCATCGGCACCGTCAAGAATCTCTATTCCGCCTACAGCGCGATCACTGGCGTAGGCCAGGCTGCGGCGAGCGGTTATGCCGCTGGCGGTGTTTCGGGTGCGGCGAGTGGGGTGGCAAGCTACTACGGCGGCTTGGTGACTACCGCCGCCTCTACGCTGTCCAGCGTTGGCGCGACATTGGTGGGCGCGATCACAGGCAACACGGCGGCGATTGGGGCCATGCAGGCGGGTTATACCGGCTCGGCTTACGCCGCTTGGGTTGCTGGTCAGGCGGGAACAGCTGGCGCCGCAGCGGCAGGTGGTGGTGCTACCGCCGGTGCTTCAGGTGCGCTGGGCAGTGCCGCGTCGATGTGGCCGCTTGCTGTGGTCATGGGCATGATTCAGTCGGGCAAGCTCTATAGCGCTGGCGTTCGTCCTGATGCTGGTGAAATGTACGATAGCGCCGGCGGCACTGGCCTGGGCAAGGTCGTGATGAGCATCCCGACCTTGACTGCCAAGGCATTCGAAATCGTCGATGGTGCGTTGAGCAAAATCGTCGGCGGCAAGGCAGCTGCCATCTTGACCGGGTCGACCCTCTACCAGGCTGTTTGGAGCAAAGTCGGCAGCAAGCTGTTCGGCGGTAGTTACCAGACCAAGGACACTGGCATTCAGCTGGGTGTTACCGGCGGTGAGTTCGATGCCGATCAGTACGTGAAACAGAAGAAAAAAGGCGGCCTGATTTCGGGCAGCTCGAAGACCCGTTATCTGTACAGCGATTTGCCGGACGACACGCAGGATGCGCTTGGTAGCCAGTACAACGCGACGGCCATGGGAGCAATGGCGCTATTCACCCAACTGGGCGTCAAGCTCAACGACAGCGTGCTCGACGGCCTAACCATGGCTTCGTCCCAGATCAGTACCCAGGGTAAAACCTCGGAGCAAATCCAGGCCGAGGTTGATCATTGGTTCGCGCTGCTGGGTGACCAGGTCGTTGTCGCGGTATCCAAGGCCACCGACGCGGGGCTGAGTGGCTTCAGCTATGTCGGCCTCCAAGCCTTTGTGAAAAACCTCTACGACGTGAATGCGGTCTTGAAACACGTCAACGTGGGCGTTTACGACATGACTGTAAGTGGCGGCTTTATGGCTGAGCAGCTTTCAGCGTGGGCCGGTGGTATCGATGCTCTGAAAACATCGGTGGCCGCCTACTACGATGCGTTTTTCACCGATACACAAAAGTCGATAGATAGCCTGCAAGACGTTAAGGATACGTTTACTTCTGTTGACCAGGTGCTGCCCGACAGCCGCGAAGGCTTTAAGAACATGGTCGAAGGTATCGACAAATCGACAGAGTCGGGCCGTCAGTTGTTCCTGACGTTGATTGGGCTTTCGCAGGCTGCTGACGCCGCCTACGACATCATTGAGGCTCGTCAGAAAACGTACTACGGCGCCTTTTACAGTGAGTCGGAGAACACCGCGCGATCCGTGGCGGATATCACCGCCGAATTCAAAAAGGCGAACATTGCTCTGCCGGCCAACCGTGACGGGTATCGGGCAATTGTCGACGGTATTGACCGGACAACCAAATCCGGCGAAACGCTCTACAACACCATGATGGCCCTGGCCGGATCGGCGGACACGTTCTACAAAGCCCAGGAACAAGCACAGTCTGCGGCGCAGGCCGCCGCTATCGCCGGTGCAAGCAACGCAATGAGCGCGCTGCAACGGGCGGTCACCGCTGAGAAAAATTCGCTCACCGCCGGGTACAACGCGCGAGTGGCATCGCTGAACGACATGCTGTCGACGGCGCAGGCCAGCGTGACCGGGCTGACCAACACCGGCACTGCACTGGAAACTGCGCTGAAGTCGCTCAACGGCACGTCTGAAACGACGGTGAAGATGCTGCGCGAGCAAGCCAAGGCAACGCTCCAGAATGCGCTGGCCACTGCCCAAGGCGGCGGCTCGCTGGTCGGCTTTGATGGGCTGGACGACGCTCTGACGTCGGTCAGCACCAACACCACCGACATGTACGGGTCGCTCGAGGACTTCACCCGGGAGCAAGGCCGCACGGCGAACGTGGTCGCTCAGCTCAACGCCATCAACGGCATACAGCTGACGGCCCAGCAGCAGCTATTGAAGAGCGTGCAGACTCAAATCGCCGACGCGAAGGATCAGTTCGACCTGCAGATGGCCAAGCTGGACGATCAGCTAGACGCCGCTCAGAAGCAGCTGGACGCACTGAACGGTATCGACAATTCGGTCGTGAGCGTTGCCGAGGCGCTGAACGCTTTCAACGCGGCAGTGCAGTCGGCGATTGCGGCGGCAGCGGCAGCCGCGGCTAAACCCTCGACCCCAGCGGCCGGCGCGTCAACTGGCTATACCGGCTCTGGCGGGGGCGTCGGCTACAACGATATCAACGCCATCTACAACAACGTGCTGGGGCGGGATGCGTCGGTTTCCGATGCCTCGTACTGGGCCGGGATGGCAGCGGGTAAGACCGCTGCGGAACTGGCCGCAGCGATCAAGGCTGATGCAGTCACGAACGGCGAAATCAAAGGCTATGCCTCGGGCGGCTTTCACTCGGGTGGCCTGCGCCTTGTCGGCGAAAACGGCCCTGAGCTGGAAGTTACCGGCCCGTCGCGGATCTACAACGCCAGCCAGACGGCCGACATGCTCAATGGTGGTGACGACAACGCGGCGCTGTTGGCCGAGATTCGAGAACTGCGCGCGGAGAATCAGCGCGGACAGTTTCAGATCGCCAAGTACAGCCAGAAGGTCGCGCAACTGCTGGAGAAATTCGATAACGAAGGCATGCCACAGGAGCGGGATTACGCATGAGGCTCATCAAACCGGTGGAGATCACCGAGGCGAAGCTGATTAGCAGCAACGTCCCCGAAAGCGATTACCCGGCCTGGTCGGCGACGGCCACTTACGCCATTGCCGCCCGGGTGCTGCTGGCCCATAACGTCTGGGAAGCGCTGGCGGCGGTTCCCGCCGGCGTAAAGCCTGGTGAAGAGGTTGTGACGGCAACGGCTCCGGCAAAGTGGCAGTTGATCGGTGCCGATAACCGCTGGCGGATGTTCGACACCAAGGTCGAGTCGCTGACCACGAACGCCGGAACGATCACCGTTCGGCTACGGCCTGGCGCCGTGGTCAACTCGCTGGCGATGTTCAATGTCGCCGGGCGCACGGTAACCGTCACCATGGTGGATCCGCTGGAAGGGGAGAAGTACCGGCGAGTCATCAGCCTTGTCGATGGCGGCGTCACCAACTGGTACGACTATTTCTTTTCCGAGATCGACGTCCGCACAGACTTTGTTCTGCTGGACATGCCCGCCTACGGCTCTGCTGACGTCCTGGTGACGGTAGACGCCGGATCAGGCACGGCGGCAGTGGGCCACATCGTAGTCGGCGCGTGGAAGAAACTCGGTGATGCGCTGTATGGCAGCTCTGTAGGCATCAACGATTACAGCCGAAAGTCCACGGATGACTTCGGCAACACCACAATTATTCCGCGCTCGTACTCAAACCGGGCCGAGTTCGACATTGCATTGGAAACCTCTGAAGCAGCGAAGATACGGCGCTTGCTGGCTGAAATGCGTTCCACGCCAATAGTTTGGATCGGAGAGGAAACTTACGAATCCACGATTCTTTTCGGTTTCTACAAGGACTTCAACATAGTTCTGGCCGGGCCGAAGTTGTCTTCGGGAACAATCACTGTCGAAGGTTTTGTGTAGTTGTTCCAGCACTTTAATATTAAATCTTGAAGGAGTTATTTTATGGCGACCCCAGTGATTGCCGCGCTTCCTGTCGCCCCGACTCGCGGTGATGGCCCAGACGATTACATGGTTAAGGCTGATATTTTCACGGCAGCACTTCCACCGTTCGGCGTTCAGGTAAATACCGCTATCAGCTGGATGGCGGACACCATGACCGCCAGCCTTGGCTACAAGAATGCGGCAGCATCCTCGGCAACTGCTGCAGATGCATCCGCTACGACGGCCGCTGGGCAAGTCACCCTTGCCGCTGCACAGGTGGCCCTGGCAACGACGCAGGCGGGCAATGCGGCAACCAGCGCCGCACAGTCTCTTGCATATGCGCAGGCGGCTCAGGCAAGCACCGTTCCGACCCCGCTGCCAAATCGATTTTTGGGAACGGATGGCGTTGGCGCAGTATCGTGGAAAACCATCCCTCAGTCCTTCGTGACGGGCGATATCCTAGACAGCGCCAGGGCATTGGCAGCACCGGACTGGCTAAAATGTGACGGGTCTCTGTATCTGCAGGCTAGCTATCCAGCGCTGTATGCGTTGATCGGTCCTGCCATAAAACCCTTCAACCCCGGAGTGAAGCAGCCCGATCCAGCAGTGGCTGTTCCCGGCGTAGGACAAGCAGTCGATATTAGCCCTGACGAAACATACGTAGCTGTAGGTAGTAACGCCTCGCCTTACTTAACCCTATATAAACAGGCGGGTGGAGTTTTAACAAAGCTAGCAGCAGTTGATACTCCTCCCGCCGGAACAGTTAATGGGGTGTCGTTTACTGGAGACGGTGGGTATTTAGTAGCGGCTCACACTACAAGCCCATTTGTCAGTATTTATAAGCGTACCGGCGATACATTCGCCAAGCTAGCAAGCCCTGCCGTGCTGCCAGGCGGCGATGCTACTGGAGTAACCTCAACAGCTGATGGTGTTTATACGGCTGTAGTAACCTCCGGTGGGCCAGTTATTTATAAGCGTACCGGCGATGTATTTACAAAGTTAGCAGACCCTTCTGTCATGCCCTCAGGCACAGCCTATGCTATTTCAATTAGTAAGGATGGAATCTATTTAGTTGTCGGTAGCGCGTCGTCTCCTTTTATCACAATTTATAAGCGTAGCGGAGATGTATTTACTAAGCTGGCCGACCCCGCAGTTTTACCTTCCGCAGCATTAATTTATGGATCTGTGAGTATAAGCGGGGACGCTTCTTATATTGCAGTTAGCCCCAATTCCGGACCTGTTGTTGAAGTATATAAACGGTCTGGCGATGTTTTTACCAAGCTACCGGCTGGCAATCTGAGTATTTCGTTTCGCGGCAGGATTGCGTTTAGTACGGACGCCAATATTTTACTTGTCACTGCTGATGTAGCACCCTATATGGCAGTTGTTGGGAGGGTTGGTGATATATTTTCAACTAACACAAACCCGGCGTCTATTCCGGCCGCACAATGTAAAACCTCTGTAATTTCGTCGTTAAATGGATTTCTCGCTGTATCAGGAGGCAATAGCTCTGGCGTTATGCTGTACGCCGCAGCCTCTTACGATTTAAAACTTTATTTCCAAGTTCCTACGCTTACAAACCCAGGCACCTTCGCTAACATCAAAAGGTTTATAAAAACATGAAAATTTATGAACTCGACGTTAATCAGATTTGGACCGGCGCTTCTCGCGAGGTTAGCGATCTTGATGGCCAACCAATTGGCTGGGTTCGCACCGATGCAGCCCCGCCAAAGCTGACCGGGACCCAGGTAGCGCAGTGGCAGGGCGCGTGGGTCAAATTACCGTCCGCCCCGACACCGCCGGAGCCGCCAGCCACTGATTGGCCAGCGCTGATCGCTACACGCCGCTACACAGCAGAGATGGCCGGTACGGTTGTGCAGGGCATGGCCATTGCCACCGACGATCGCAGCCAGGGCCTGATCACCGGCGCCGCCGTAGCCGCGATGCTCGATGCTGATTACACGATCAAGTGGAAGACCGCAGAAGGCTTTGTCGAACTGACCGGCGCTCAGATCATCGGCGTAGCGTCGGCGGTCCGTGCGTATGTGCAGGCCTGCTTCGACCGCGAGGCCGATCTTCTTGCCGCCGTGGCTGACGGGTCGATCGCGGAGGCCATGCTCGACGGGGGCTGGCCAGCCTGACCCATCGACTACAAATTTCAGCTACCCCGGCCGCCTTGTGCGGTTTTTTTGTGCCTGGAGAAAAGCATGGCAACAGCAGTAGGCAAGTTCGACGTAAAGCCCGATATCCGCTTCATCAGCCGCTGGGACGTGGAGATGCGCCAGGCCATGGCCTTCAACGATCCTGTGCATGGTGAGCTGGTTGTGCCGGACACGTTCGTCAGCGACCTGGCATCGATCAGAATCCTGCGGGAGATCTGCCGGTGGTGCGCAATCACTGCGCTGACCGGCGGGACGCTGGTCGACTCACATCCGTGGATTCGCTGGTCGCTGCTGGCCGTCGCGGTCATCGCCCTGGCCCTGTACGGCCTACTGGTCGGCTACGGCATGCGCGCGTCTATCCTGCACGACCTGCTGTACACCACGGGCCAGTTGTCCCGTCGCGAGTGTGATGCCGTCTATTACCGAGCTCTGACCACGGGCGACGGCACTGCGCGCTGGCGGGCGCTGATCTTCTACCTGGGTGTCCGATTGGGCGGCCATTGGAGTTACACCAAGACCCCGGCAAGTTCGGGGTTTTCTTCGTCTGGAGATCAGTAAATGCGTACATCACCGAAGGGCGTGGCCCTGATCAAGTCGTCCGAGGGGCTGCGCCTGACCGCGTACCCCGACCCTGCGACGGGCGGGGATCCGTGGACAATCGGCTACGGCTCAACCCGTGGCGTGACCAAGGGCATGGCGATCACCGCCGAGCAGGCCGAGCGGATGCTGCAGAACGATATCGCCAGGTTCGAGCCCCAGCTCGACGCGCTGGTGAAGGTGGCGCTCAAACAGGGGCAGTGGGACGCCCTGATGTCGTTCACCTACAACCTGGGCGCGGAGAACCTGGCGTCGTCGACACTGCTGAAGCTGCTGAACGCTGGTGACTATGCGGCGGCAGGCGACCAGTTCGCTCGCTGGAACAAGGCGGCAGGCAAGGTCATGGGCGGACTGACTGCGCGCCGCGCGGCTGAACGGGCGATGTTCCTGGGGGCCGCATGAGCGAAATCAAAACGATTGGGCGATGCCTGGGCCAGGGCGCTGACGGCTCGGTCTGGTTCTTCTGCAATGGCTGCAATGGCCCGCACAGCATCAAGGTCAACTCCCCCGGCAAGCCAGGCCCGAACTGGGGCTACAACGGAAATCCTGATGCGCCCACTTTCACGCCATCGGTTCTGGCGCGGACAACGGGCGCGCCTGATGGTCGTGACGTCATGACCGACGAGGAAGAGCGGGAGTACGACGCCATTTACAAAGCGGGTGGGCGAGATGCGGTGTACGCCAGTCGCTTCGGCAAGATCTGCCACTCATTCGTCACTGACGGCCGCATCCAATACTTGAGCGACTGCACGCACGCGCTGGCCGGGCAAACGGTCGACCTGCCGAACTGGGAAGAATCATGGAAGCGTTGGTAGGGCAATTTAAGGTTGCGCTCTACGTAGCGGCTGCCCTGGCCATCGCCGGGATCACTTCCGCGCCATCTTCCGGTCGATAGCCTGACTGAACATGATCTCAAGGGCGTCTGCGTTCGATGGGCGCAACGCCTTGAGGCAGGTCACGCCGATCATGAAGCCCTCAGTCATGCCGCCGGCGGTGGACAGTTCGAGCAGGCCCTCAGCCAGTTCGATGCGCCGGATCAGGTCGGCGGCTTCCTTCTTGATCACCGCAGGAATGTTCATCTCTTCGAGTGTCATACCTTTCCCTGACCGTTCTGGTCGTTCGTCGAAAATCCCCTTATCCAGTATTGACCGCAAATCGCCCGCTTAGTTAACTGTATGCATATCCAGTATTGAGCAATCAAAATGATGTACCTTGTCCGTCGTCGGCGACACCTCGGCATCGCCATCGACCCAAAGCAGCTTGGCAAAGTCCAGCCCCTCAAGGCCGATGTGCACATCATGGAGGCTGAAAACAAGGCTCTTGGCAGGACCACGATCAGCGCCTGGATATTCAGCAGCGCACCCGTAAAGGACCACGACTTTGCGCCCCTGCTCGACATTAAGATAGTTGGCATGGCTCAGAACGGCATGGTGCTTTCCGGGCTCGAGCAGATTGGCGATGCTTTTTACGCCCAGTCCTGGCTGTGCCAGCTTGAATAGGTCCGAACTGCTGGATCAGTGGCGGGGGCTGATCAACGACCGGGCCGCGCTGATCGCTGACCCTGATGCGCGGCGGGACTTCCTCGAGGAGTTCGTCGCTGGGTGCCGGGGAATAATCGAGCAAGGAGAATTGGTCGAGATGTATGAGCTCATCGACTGCGCCAGGTGGTGGGCGATCGATGAGCGGGTGACGCTTGGGATTGGGGATTGA